CGGAGCTTTACACCTTTGACGTAGGAAGTCAAGCGGCCACAAGCGAAAAGCTTACGTTTAACCTGCTAATTACATCGTCTGAGTTCAGTGCTAGCGTTGGCGAGCTGCAAGTCGTGACCTTTAATTTTGAAACTAAAGGCGCAATAGCTCTCACCACTGTTTCTTGATCTAATTTATGGCCGCTTCAACTCAACGCACTGTTGACCTGCTTACTGGCGCTTTTGACCTTAGTCAAAGGCGTAAGTTTGTTGTCAATAACGCGGACGGTGAGCCTATCCTTGACTTGTATTTCAAGCCAATCACAAGGGCTGATCGTAAACGCGCTCAATCTGTTGCCAACAGTGAAGAGGCTTTAGACATCAGCACGCAAATGCTGTGTCAGAAAGCAGAGCTAGAAGATGGGGCCAAAGCTTTTGCTGCCGCTGATGCTGCCAAGTTGCAACGTGAATTGCCCGAGACCGTTCTGAACGATCTTGAGCTTTTCTTGTTTGGCGTTGGAGAAGAAGCGGAGCTTGAGGAAGCAAAAAACGACTGAAGCAGGACAGCTGGCTCAACTTTGAGTTTTTTCTGGCCTGCGAGCTTGGCATGACGGTAAGCAAGCTTCGCACAGAGTTGTCTGATGCGGAGCTTGTTCATTTTGCTGCGTACTATCAGCTGAAGGGCGAAGAGGAGAAGAAAGCAATGGATCGCGCCAAGGCAAGACGGCGGTAAGATTAGGGCATTGCGTGGGTTGTTGTGGCATTTTCTTCAGTCAAGCTGATTATTGATGCAACCAATGCAATCAACCCACTGAAGCGGGTTGCAAAAGAAACCGCCAAAACAGAAAAGCAAGTTGGTTTGCTGCAAAAAGCAATTAAAGCGCAATCGAGGGCGGTAGACGTTGCAAAAACAAAGCTGATTGGTTTTGGCAATGCTTCCAAGAAAGCGTTTGCAACGGCTCAAAAAGCGGCAGGAAAACTTCAGGCAAAGCTTGGAGGGTTGAAAGGTGCGATTGTTGGTCTTGGCGCTGCTGCTCTTACTAAGAAGATAATTGGGCAAGCCGCAAGCTTTGCTCAAACACAAGTCAGATTGAAAGCGTTGTCCGCTGAATATGGTGAGTTTGGCCAAATTCAAAAACTTGTAAGAGAGAACGCCGAAACGTTCAACCAGTCTCAAGCGGAGTCGGCCAGCAATTTTGCAGACGTTTTTGCAAGATTAAGGCCGATTGGGACTTCGTTAGAAGATATTCAAACGGTTTATAAAGGCTTTAATGCAACGGCATTAGCTAGCGGCACATCAGCAGCGGCAGCGTCTGGCGCATTCTTGCAACTCAGTCAAGCGTTAGGAAGCGGAAGGTTGCAAGGGGATGAGTTTAGGTCAATTGCTGAGCAAGTGCCCGGCATTTTGAGGTTAGTTTCAGATGAAATGGGCGTCACCGTTGGCGAGCTTAAAAAGCTTGGAAGCGATGGCAAAATTACGTCAGACATTCTTATCAACTCTTTAGCTAAAGGATTTGAAGAGAACAAGGATAAAATTCAACAATTATTAGCTGAATCGCCTGCGCAAAAATTCAAAGAGTTTAGCAACGCTACAAGTGAATTAAGCAACTCTATTGGCACTGAGCTATTGCCAGTTGTAACGCCAACAGTTCAAACCTTAACCGGGATGATTGAAATAGTAGGGAAGCTGCCGGGTCCGGTAAAAACACTTACTTCCGCAGTGCTTGGCTTAGCAGCTGCATTTGTCACAGCGTCAGGAGCAGCAGCAGCTTTAGGTCTAAAACTAAAGGCGTTAATTTTACTTGGCGGGAAAGTTGCTCTTGCCCTTGGACCATTCTTAGGCGTAGCTTTGGCAATAGAAGATGCAACACGCAGAAAAGAAGAGTTTGATAAAGCATTAGAGTCAGTCTCTCCAACTGTGCTTGAAGAAGCACTTGACAAGGCCAACAAAGAACTAGATCAGCTAAATACTGCATCAAAAAAATTCAAAGATAGTCCTTATTACCAAGGAAAAATTCAAGACGTTAATGACTTAAAAAGAAGACTTGAGGAGGCAACCCTAAAAGTTGAAGAGTTGACAAAAAGAAGGACTCTGGTTGTTGATCTTATTGTTAATTCAAAATCAATAGCAGAAGATGTCAGAAGCCAAACAGCCACAGGCGCACCAGGAGGCAAAGGTTTTGACACTTTGACTTCTGCTGAGCTTGACGAAGCACTAGGCAGAACAAAAAAAACAAAAAAGGAAAGGAGCCCTCGCGCTGCTGCTCAAGTTAAAGACATCACAGCAGCTATGGAAGCATTGCTTCTAAAAGAGCAAGAGCTAAGGTTTTCAGGAGATGAGTTAGCGCAAAGCAGGATACAAAAAGAAATTGAAATTCAACGATTAATTGAATCTCAGCTAAAGCCTAGAGAGCTTGGCATCAAGCTACTTAAAGCCGAAAATGATGAACTTTTTAGGACCGCAACTATATTTAAGCAACTTTTTGAAGGCCCTGCTGCCATTGACGACAAGATCAAAGGCGGAAACCTAGCAGGCGTTAGAGCCGGGTTTGCGGCTGGAAAAGAAACAGACGACAAGCTTCAAGAGCAAGCTAAAAAACTTGATAATCTTTATAAGGGCATCGGAAACACTATCCAGACCGGAATAGTTGACGCAGTTGGGGTAGGGATTGAAGGGTTGATAAAGGGAACCAAGAGTCTTGGTGAATCCCTTCAAGAAATCGCATCAGGAGTTCTTAAAGACATAGGTAGGCAGTTGCTTAGCTTTGGCGTAAAGCTGGGCTTACAAGCCTTGACAGGCGGAAGCCCATTGTTTGCCGCAGAAGGAGCTTATGTTACCGGGCCAACAAGTGCTGTAGTTGGCGAAGGTGGCGAACCCGAGTACATCATCCCAGAATCCAAGATGCGTGAAAGCATGGGACGTTATTCCAGAGGTTCACGCGGATCTTCTGTCATCCCGGCAGAAGGCGGCGGTGTCGCTGGAGCGCAAGGCGGTGCTGCAACAGCAGCTCCAATTGATGTTCGCTATACCGTGGAACGGATCAACTCAGTGGATTACGTGACCGCAGATCAGTTCCAATCCGGAATGAGGCAAGCAACTCAACAAGGTGCAGCACAAGGCGAGAACCGTGCGCTTGCAAAATTACGCAATAGCCCTGGAGCCCGTAGGAGAATCGGATTATGACAACACTTGCTCTTGGGCACTATGTCCGCTTTTACGACAAAGGCGACAACGTAAAGCACGCTTTCCAGAACTTTCATATTGCTGAAACCAAGGTGCAAGATGGTGTCTCTTACTCATTTGTGCCGTTTGGGTTTTCAGGCGTTTCAACTAATCGTCAGGGTGATCTACAGCCCGCAGCTCTTGTTTTTCCTAATACTGAACTTTCACGCGGATACTTAGAAGAAGCGTTACGAGGACGGACCCTTCGTGACGAAGCTTCTTGGAATATTCCTTACGTTCTAGAAGTCGATGTCAATGTGCTAGACCCTGGAACAAATGCATTTCAGAAAACGTTGTTTACGTACACAGGCCAGGCAACTGCTGGCGGGTGGGACGAAGCAAGGTTAACGCTTGAGCTCAGCAGTGTTCTAGATGCTGCATCTGCAGACATTCCAACCCGTACTTTGCATAAGCGCCTTGTCGGAAGCCTTCCCACCACATCATCAATCCGCCTTCGTTGACTGCGCTGATCTTGTCGGCACTCCTTATGAGTACGGCAAAACAGACTGTATTTGGCTGGTACTGACAGTTCTAAAACGTCTTTGCATTGACGCGCCAGAACTAAAACGCACCTGGTACGAAATGCATCCAAGGCAATGGGGTCGTGATCTTATTCATTGGGGTAAGCGCATTGACCGCCCGGCCTATGATGGGGATATTCTTGTTGGAACGAAGCCAGTTGGCTTCTGTGTTGTATGGAACAGCGGACTCCTTCATATTTGCCAACAGCGTTTGCAGGTAAGTTGGTGCCCGCTGAATCGCATCGATTACCGCTTTTGCCATACGAACGGCAACTTATT